TCACCGCTCGGTCGGCACATCCGGCGGCAGCATGGTGAGCGCGATTCGCTTCGACCCGCATTCCGCGCAGCGCAGCCTCGGCACCAGGTCGGCATGCAGCGCGCCGTGATCCGGCCCGAGGCGCGCGGCGAGCGCCGGCAGGTCAAGCTCACGATGATGCCGGCACGCCACGCACGTCGCGCGGATGCCGGTGCCGCTGGCGATGCACTCGCCGAGGGTGCCATTAGAAGAGCCCATGCGGGGCAATATAGCATCGGGCCAACAGGTGAGCGGCAAGCAGAGCGAAGAGATGGAGACGGCGTGATGTGGACGGTGGAGAAGGTGGCAAGGGCGCTGTGCGAGGCAGACAACCTCGATCCCGACGAGACAGACCCGGCGGATATTTCCGGTAAGCGACTACCCTATTGGCGACGGTATGTTCCGCGCGCAGTGGCTGCCATAGAGGCAATGCGGGAGCCAATTGAGGCGATAAGGACCGATGGCAGCGACGAGATGAAAAATAGTTCCGAGGTTTGGCGCGCCATGATCGACGCAATTCTTGCGGAGGGCACCTAACGCGAAAAAGCCCCGCCGCCCGTGAGGGCAGCGGGGCGAGGTGACAGATAGGATCGCCCGAAGGCAAGAGCCGGGAGGCGTCCCGGCGGCGATCCGCGCTCCCGCGCGAATGTCAGCTTATTTTATCTACACACCAAAAACCTGTTGCGCGCTCGAATTGTCGTGTGTATATTAATTCACATGGACGGCGGCGTTGCGGCGCGACACAGGAGAGCAAGATGGGCTTCACGGTTTATGCGATCCACGGCGCCGAAGCCGGCAAGCTCGAAACCGTGAAGGCCGAAATGCTTTCGCTCGGCGCACCCACGATCAAAGTTGTTGATTGCGGCGACCACTACATGGCGCTTGAGGGCTCCCATCGTCTCGCCGCCGCCCACGCTCTCGGCATCATCCCTGCGCTTGAAATTCTCGAGCAGAATGATGACCTCGACATTTCTGGGTTCGATTGGTTCGACGGGGCCAACTGGTCTGCCACCGTTTACCCGGCCGGCGAAGTCGCGGGCGAACTGTTCTCGCCCGCTCAGGCCGTCGACTATCGGTTCGACGCATGACCGCCGCCACCCCCAAGCGCCCGCGCGGACGCCCACCGGTTGCGGACGACAGCAAGGCCGTCCGCATCAACATCTCTCTCTCGCCCGAGGCCGTCGCCTTGATTGATGCTCGCGTTGAGCCCGGCCAGCGATCGAAAGAGATCGAGCGCCTCATCATGGAGAGCGTCGACAAGCCGGCGGGGTGACGCCGACCTATCCATCCGCGATATCCTTGATTTCGCCGGGCGCCCACGTCGATCGCGGCATCTGCGGCGCGTCGTGCAGCCCGGCCCGTGATTCCTCGGCCGCGCGGAAGAGAAAAGCGCCGAGCGCCTCGATGTACTCCGGCGAGCCATGTACCCGGGTATGGCCGAGCCGGACGAAGATCATGCCAAGCTTCCTGTCGAAGACGATGCGTTCCGCTTCTTCCGCCATCGCTCACACCTCCGGCAGCGCGGGCGGCGCTGGCCATTTCCCTTCATAGGGGTCAAGCCGGGCGGCAAGCCGGGCCTGCTTTATCAGGCGCTCGACAGCCTCCCATTGCTCCAGCGCGCAGGTGCCGGCCCCGCCCGGCCACGCGATTGTGAGCCGGCCGGTTGCCGCGTCGAAGCTGGAGCGGGTGGGGTTATTGCCGTTCAAGGCGCTCGATCCGGCTGTCATGCTTGTCGACCGTGACCGCAAGCCCCGCCAGCTTTTCATCGGTGCGGACCCATCGCTCCATGAGGTCCACCTGCCGCGCTTGCGTCTGCGCCTGCGCCGACATCTGCGCCTCCAGCACGCCAATGCGCGCGTGCAGGAGGCCGTAGGCATAGCCGGCCGACATCAGCGCCCCCATGAAGGCGGCAATGTTGACGATGTTGATGGTGTAGTCGAAGCGGAATCGGGTGGCATCGGCGGGGCGCGGCATCTCGCTCATCAGCTGCCACCCCGCCAGTTGCAAAGATCACGCCCCACCGCGTTGTGCGCCTTCACCTGACGGATGGTCGGGTCGGTGTCGGCGCTCGCCCAGGTGATCGGCCGGAAGGCGCCGCACGCCCCCCTAGTCGCGGCGGAAGGTGTCGTCGTCGCGCAGCCGGCCGTCATCAGCATTGCGGCGATCAGCAGCAGCCCGCGCGTCATCCGCGCGCTCGATCGTGCGAAGCACATCCTTCTCTCCTTCCGCGATGCAGGCGGCCCGGCCTTCCGAGCGGCCCTTGAGATAGATCCCGCTCACCGCTCCGGCGGCGAGCAGGGCGATGAGCACATAGCGGCCGATGGGGCCGGTGAAGAATGAAAGCAGCCCGACCAAGAACGTCATGGCTCAAGCCTCCCAATCCGGCAGATCGACGGTGTGCCCGGCGAGGTCATGCGTGCAGTCGGCGAGGAACTGGATTCGGCCGTCGGTGACGAAGGAATGGCAGACGATTTGGCGGGGATCGACGTGCTTGCCTGCCATCACCTGCTCGCGCTCCTCGTCGGTAAGGCGGTCGACGCCACGAACCAGAACGGAGGGCGTGAAGGTCGGCGCGTCGGGATTGCCGTTGTACCCCCAGCGCGGGCCGGAACCCTCTCCGACGCGGACCATGTGCCCCCCGTCGCAGCCGGGACACCAGAACATCAGCCCGCCGCCTTCGACCGATCGGAGCTTGCGCGAAATCATGCCCATGGCTCACTTCCTCCGCCGCCAGATCAGGAACCCGGCGCCGGCGGCGAGCGCCAGCGCGAGCCCGAGCCCGAGCCCGATGAAGAGGGCCACAGGCGGCCCGCCAGTGGCAGGATCATGCGGCGGGGTGATGGGGGCCGCTGGCGCCTCAACAGGCGCCACAGGCGCGGGCGGCGGCGCCTTGGTAGCGGCGCGCATCTCCAGCCCGGTCACGCACAGTTCGCCCTCGCCAATCCGGGTTGCGTCGCCCATCTCCCGGCGGAGCTGGAGCCCCCGGATCACCTTGCCGCCGGCGCGGTTGAACGCCGTCGCAGCGTCGCAGCTCTCCCGGTACTTTCCCTCGCGGGCGAGCCGGGCCGCCGTCGATTTGCAGGCGCCGCTGGCGCCGATATTCCACGCCAGCGAGATCATCATCGCGCCCCAGCTGGCCGGGGCCTTGTCGAAGCCGGCGATGCAGCGCGTGAGCGGCGTGTAATAGTCGCTGATCAGCCGCACCCGCAGGCGCCGATCACAGCCGGCCCGTGTCTCCACCATGCCGGGGCGCACATTCTGGGTGTCGCCGGCGCAGATGGTCCACACGGGCGGCTTGGCTATCTGGTCGAGATAGGCGCGAAGCTCGACGCTCTCCCATGGCTCGACAAGCGATTCCATCGCGAGCACGACAGAGGGCGGCACTTTCTCGCCGGTCGGCAGCAGGATATAGCCGCCGGCCGTGGCGGTCGCGAGCACGGCAGCAATCGCCGCCGAAGCCCGCTTGGACGGGCGCAGCTTGGACATGGTCAATCCTCGTGGATGGAGGACTGCGCGATGAAGCGCGCGGCGAGCGCGGCACAGGCGGCAAGCCCGGCGGCGAGGCGCAGGGCAAGCGACACCTCTGGCAGGCGCTCGATGGTGATCTGCAGGGCGACGTTGACGCCCTCGCAAAGGCCCGCCAGCAGGCCAAGCCGCACGCTCCAGGCGCGCAGAAGCACCCTGCGCCAGTTGGGTATGAGGCGCATGGCCAGGTCTCCAGATTGTCAGGAATCAAGAAGGCCGCCCGGTGGGGCGGCCTGAGTGGTTTCAGTGGCGGCGCGACCCGCTTGGTGGCGGCCCGGCGGAATCGGCTATGTGCTCGGCAAGCGCCAGCACCAGCATCGAGGCGATGTGGCCCGCCAGAGAAAGCCCCGGCTCGGCGCGCAGGCGATCGTGAAGGCGCTGGGCCTCTTGGCGCAGCATCAGCAGGTGGTCGAGATTGGAAGGCATTGTCGTCCCCTTGGGTTGCAAGGGGGATAGGCTCGCACGCGCAGGTGCCGGGATATTACAGAGCCAGGGCCGATCCTGACCGCAGCCGCCTCAAGATATGGGAAAGCCGCCCGGAGGCGGCTGCGGTCAGGTCGCGCTGAATTCGATGGCTATCCGAAAATCGCCATCGGGTAGTTGTACAGCCGCTTTTCGCTGTCAGAAGGATCTCGCCAGCCGGCGACGATGCCCCAAAAGGTGGAGTAGGCATCAACGGAATCGGACCCTTCCCACACCTGCAGCTTGCCGGCGGGGGTCACCGCCGCGAGCGCGTCGGCGTAGCTGATGACGCCTCCTTCGCCCCATTCGCGCCCGCCTGGCAGCGTCGCAGGAAGGAAGCCGTTGGAAATAGAGAGCCATTCGTCGGCGTCCGGCTTTTCCAGCACAGAGAACATAGCGCCGTAGTGAGTCACGACGCCGGGGAAAGGCCCGAGCACGTCGGCATCGTACCCGTTAGCCGCCGGGTCTGTGGTCAGTCGCACGTTGAAGCTCTCGGGGCCATAGCCCAGCGCCGCGCCGATCGCGTCGGCGGCGACCTTCGACGCTGCGGTAACAAGCATGACGGTTGGTGTATTCATTCTGGCCTCCTGCGATTAGGGCATAATCTTGGCGAGAGCGGCCTCAAGAGCCGCCATATCTAGCGACGCCTGCGCCAGCACAACGGTGGACATAGCCCCGGTTAGGTAGGCGCCTCCGAAAGTTGCCGCGCCTATCCGCACGTTCGCGGCTTGGTTGGCGTCTGGCGTGTTCTGCGCAGGCGTCAAGGTGTTGTTCGCCACAACTGCGCCGTTCACCGATATATCGGCACCCCCTGCTGCGTACCGCCCTCGCCCGATAAGTCGGTTCCATGTGCCGGAAGTGATGGCTGCCCCCGCCACCGAAGTGTTCGCGGCCACGTCGGTTGATCGCGTTTGCAGCAAGGGCGCCGTCGCGCCTGGCGAAAAGCCTATATAACCCCGGACGGACCCCACGCCGGCATTGACCGGATAGTATAGAATGGCACCAGTTGTCGTATTCCGCACCACGCCCGCATAGGTCAAGGCTGCCTGATTGCGCGAAAAACCTGCCGAATCATGAACGTCCATGTAATCGTTGATGCCGTCGTAAACGAGTACCGGGTGCCCGTTTGGCCCAACGTCCACAACGCCATTAAGCACGCAGCGCGGCTGACTGCCGGAACTTAATTGCACAAGGTCGTGCCCTTGCCCGGCCTTGTCGTAATCCCGTATGACAGTGAGGGACCCGCCGCCGGCGACGGCGAGCAGCCAATCCTTGTCCACCCAGCCGTCAGGCGTAAAACCGATGTCTTCCTCTCCAGCGTCAATAGACCGGCGCACGCGCCAGCACAGGCCAGTGTAAGACGAGAGGGAGCGATGCGGGCCGGGCAGAGCGTAGAGCGGCCCTAGCCCGTCCAGCGGGCCGATGAAGGACGGGGTCCGGTGCCGCCAGAAACCATAGCCGAATCCATATCCACCCATCACGAGATCCTCGGTGCTGCGGTCTTGTACGTCTGCGCGGCATCGAGCCGCCCGGCATCGCCCAGCGTCCAGGCGAGCCATGCCTCGGTGCGCGCCGCGTCGTCGGCGGAAAGGTAGCTGTCGGCGAACACATGGGAGGAAAGGCCGCCAAAGGAGGCAAGCGTGTAGTCGCCGGCATCATCGACAAAGGCCGGCACGCTTGAGGTGCCCGAAGCCGAGGCGGCGCCGTCGATCCGGAAATTATAGGTTCCGGCCGGCCGCGCGCTTTGTGCTGTCACCAGATAGGTGCCGCCGTCGACAATGTCTTGCCCGCTCTGCTGGATATTCTCGACATTGGAACTCGTCACCGCAATCGTGCGCAGGCCCGAAACACTCGCCGGGAAAGCCCATCGTTTGAGCATCTGCCACGTGCCGGGCCGGCCGTTGCCATAGATCTGCGCCCAGTTGACCGGGTCGGTTTCCCGAAAGTGCATCAGGCCGATGAAGCTGCGCGCCCCCGGCGCCGGGGAGAGATTGGAGACCAGCAGAGTGCGGTCGAAATCGGTGAATATCTCGGGGCACCCATCCGCCCCGGTCGCCTGATAAAGCGGGCGCAGCGCTGGTGTCGGCTGGGTGTAGTACATGGCACCGGAGATCGGCGTCCAGCCATAGAGCCGCAGGCTGTCGAGATAGAGCCCCTGACGGATGTCGAAGGCACCGACAAGGCCCGGCAGCGCCTTCGGCGTCCACATCTGGATCGTGTTGCTCACCTTGTCGCCGACACGATAGGTGATCGCCCGCCCCTCCAGCGCCAGCGTCATTTCCCAGTCCTGCGCCGTCTCGCCGGGCAGGTCGACGCCATCCACCCGCCACACGCCGCCGGGCTGGTCGGCATGATAGACCGAGCCGGCATAGCCGCCTGTCACCGCCTCGGCGTCGATGGTGATGACGGGCGGCAGCACCCGCCGGCGCGTGATCACAAGCCCCGAGCCGACACCGCTCACGGCGCGGCCTCCGGCCAGGTAAAGGGGCAGGCTCCGGCCAGCTCGGTGCGCCAGTCATCAAGGCCCGGCGCCGGCCGTGCGCCGGCCTCCACCTCGGCGAGCGCCGCCGTCGCATAAGCCCATATGGCCGAGCGCCACGCCTTCAGCGCCGCCGCCTCGGCCGCGAAGGCGGGGTGCGGATCATCGAGATAGGAGACACCGGAGAGAATGCTGTCATAGCCGCGCTCGCGCGCCCGCGTGTCCAGCATCGCCTGCGCGGCGGCGGCATAGTCCGCAAGGCTCGGCAGCGGCGTGGGCGGGGCCTCGGCGCTCAAGCCGCCGTCGGCCGGGTCGCCGAGGGTGGAGACGATCACCGGCGTGCCGGCCGCATTCCACCACGTCTCGCCGCGATGGTCGGGCACAAGGCCCCATTCCTGCCCGTCGAACACCGCCGCCTGCTTTGGGCCGGGCATGGGCGGTGTGCGGCGCGTGCTGTTGTGCGGCATCACATAGCGGTCACCCGCCAGCGGGTCGCGCGCGGCATCTGTCGCGCCGGTATATTCGCCGGTCGCGCCGTCATAGCCATAGACTTTCATCGGGAAGCCCTCAGAACTTGATCGCGTAAAGCACCGCGACATTTCGACTGCGCGTCTCGCTGCCGTGATTGCCGGTGGTGGGGTTCGAGGTGTTAGCCGGGTTGTTGCCGGCCGAACCGCCATCGCCCCAGCCGAGGCCGACGCTGTTCGGCACGTTGATCTGGTGGATATGGTCCTGCAGCTGATGGTTCTGCCAGGAGCCGAGCGCGCGCCCGCTATCCACGCCGCGCCCGTCATCCCACGCGCGATCTGTTTCGCCGCGTAGATCCGGCAGCCGGAAGGTGCCGCCGCCGTTCTCGCGGAAGCGGAAGGTGCCGGCCGCCCACACGCCGGATGAATCCACCAGCCCGTGGTGCTTGGCCCAGCCATAGAGCGCGGCATAGGTCGTGGTGCTGATATCGCCGCCATTGAGCTTCAGGGTGCCTCGCCGCGCCGTCGAGCGGCCGAGCTTCACCAGGTCGCCAATGCCGTCGCTGGCATAGCCGGCATAGCTTGCCCCGTTGGCGTCATAGACCGCCCAATTCATGGTGTCGGCATAGTCGACATGATAGACCGGGCCGCTATCCGTGCCCGGCAGCGCGGAGCCGGAGGCCAGCGCCACCACGGCGCCGGTGAAGGTGAGCCGGGCGGCGAGCTCGTCGATCGCGCCCTGCACATGGGTCGCCGCCAGCTCGGATTCCGTGTTGTCATAACGGATATTGGTCGAGTCGAAGGTGTCGGCCTCGATGCCCTCGGGGTCGTAGATTGCGGCGTTCATCGCACCGACATTGGCATCCTGCGCCTCAGCGATCAGCGTGCCGAGCGTTGCGGTGATCTCATAGAAGCCCGCCGCCACATAGAACGCCGCCGCGCCGTCATCGTCGGCATCGAAGGGGTTGCCCAGTGGCACGGCGCCGGCCTTGTCGGCAAAGAGCGCCGGCAGCAGGCCGGTCGCCTCATTGCGCACCGTCACCTGCGCGCCGGGCATCACATTGCCGGCCTCATCCGTGATCGTCGCCTGCCAGCGGTAAAGCGTCATGTCGCGGCCCTCGCTCTATCGTGCGGGTGCATCACACCAGGCCGATGATGCCGGTCGCCGTGGTGCCGGTGGACCACACGCGGCGCGCGCGAATGTCGAGCGGCGCGCCGCCGGGATGCGTGAACGTCACCTCCCCGCCGCCCTTCATCGTCACCTTGACGGTGCCCGCACCGCCGATCCACAGCGCCCGGGGCAGTATCGCGAGATCGGCACCATCCGCCGGGGTGATGGCGAAAGCGTCGTCCGCCGGCGCGGTCAGGCCAGTGGAAAAATTGGCGAAAGTGTCGGCCATGGTCTGCTCCTAGTTGATCTGCGCGCCGCGAATGTCCGCGGTGCCCGAAATGGTGAGGTGGCTCACGCCATCGATCGCCGCGCCGGCCGCCCCGCCGGTGACGAACCCACTGGAGCCGCTTGGCCGGCCGGCCTGTCCCGGCCCGCCACCGCGCCCGGCCACGCCGAAGCCCACGCCCGGCGCCTCCGAGGTGCCGGCGGCCCCGTTGCCACTGCCCGGCCCGCCCTTGCCGCCGATCGCGCCCTGTCCGCCGCCGCCGCCGAAGACCGTGCCGCCATTGACATAGGCGACGCCGCCACCGCCGCCGCCCCACACGCCGCCACCCTCGAATTGCAGCGTCGCCGCCTGCGCCAGCTTCAAGGCCGGGCCGCCCGGCTTGCCGAACAGTTCCTGCTGCCAGCCGCCATTGCCGCCGGCGCCCTGTATGCGCCCGCGCAGGATGATGGTGGGCGTGGTGAAGCCCGGCCACTCGCCGAGGTCGATCGCCGGCAGCGCCGTGGAATTCGAGCCGACCACCACCCCGGCCTCGATGACGAATGTCACCGTGTCGCCGGTGGTGGGCGCCGGGTAGCTGTAATCGTGGATCTGCCGAAGGTTGAGGTTGAAATCATTGGCGTCGATGGTGAGCACGCGATTCAGCAGGTCATCGTCATCGAGAATGAGGAAGCGCATCTCCTCGGCTTCCACCTCATATTCCGTCGCGCTCGGCCGCACGCTCACCACCTGCACCGGCACCAGCTCCGGCTCGCCCGTATCCGTCTGCAGGATGCGCGAGGCGAGGAAATAGCCGCGCCCCGCCAGCGGCGTCAGTCGCCCGCCGCGCAGGATGGAAAAGGTGAAGCGGCGCGGCGCGTCGCGAAAGCGGCCGAGGAGAATGTTATTGACGCGCTGCGCCACCACCCGAGCGAAGGCGGAAATCCAGCTGCCATGGATCTTGCGATAGGCCGGCGAGCCATAATCGGCCTGCGCATCAGCATCGATCGTCAGTGCGGCCGAGCGGTAATTGTCGGCATCGTCGGCCTTCTGGGTCGGGTCGCGCTGGCCGAAATAGGTCCACACCTGCGACAGCCGCTCTTTCGGCTGCTCGCGCACCCGCAGCGTGCCGGCCATCATCACCGCGTCGTCGATCACCTCGGAATTCGCCGGCACCTGACGCAACACCTGCAGCCGCATCTGCCGCGCCGCGTCGTCATCCCATACCGCCAGCCCGGCCTGCTCTATAAGCGCCTCGACCAGTTCATCGACATCGGTCGGTTCGGGGAGGTGGCGGGAGAATACCCGGCGCAGAAACGTTTCGCACTCCGCCTCCCACTCGGCGAGCGGGATATAGGTATCAGGCACCTCGGCATAGTTCACCATCAGGTCGTTGATGATGAAGGCCGGGGTCTTGCCGACATAGTCGAGGCACAGCTGCACCCGGTCCTGCGCCTCATGCGCGATTGCCGCGGTGCCGCGCTGCCCCCTTGTGAGTGTCAGGGTGTCGCCGGAGCGCGTGAAGGCGCAGGATTCCTTGCCCGCGATGCACACAAAGCCGCTGGCAGGGTATTCGGCATTCCCCACCCCGGAAGGGGCCAGCGTCGCTGTGGTGGCGCCCGAGGTGAGATCCGCCAGCAGGAAGCCGTTGGAAGGCTTTGGCGCCTGCGCCCGGTCGCCGCTGAGCAGCTTCAGCGTATCCTTGGCGGTGATGGTGAAGGCGCCGTCGAGCGATGGCCCCTCGAAACTCTCGATCAGAAAATGGTGCGTCTCCATCTGGTCGAGGCTCTGGCCGAGGCTGCCCTCGATCACCCGCAGCGCCCGGTGGCGCAGATAGGGCTGGCGCGCCCGGAACTTCCCCCAAAAGGTGCCGGTGGCGAAGGGCACATAGTCCCGCTCGGTGCGGTAGGGATCGAAGCCCAGCGGGCTGTCGCCCCACCGGAAATCTTTGAACCGCACCGAGGCCGAGGCCCGCGTGCCCAGATCCTTGCCGAGCGAGATCACCGCAGGCGTCAGGCTCACATCGTCGAGGCAGCCGATCGCCTCAATCCCGCTGGCCGCCAGGTCCGCCGTGCCCTTGGCGAAGCGCAGCGTCAGCGGCGTGGCGGCTGCCGCGTAGTTCTCCCGGTCCTGGCAGGTGCGCTTGGTATTGAAGCATTTGCGCGTGCCGGTCGGCGCCTCGCCGGTCAGGGTCGCCGTGCAGGGTGCCGTGCCATAGGAGAGCGAGCACACTTCAAGGTCGATCTCGACAAAGGTGATCGCCCTCATAGCGCCACCGCATCGATCTGCAGCGTGACATGCACCATCACCCCCTCGCCGGTCATTTCCGGGTCAGGGCGAAGGTCGCCCTTCAGCACGCCATAACCGACATCGCCGGGGTAGAGCGCCGGCAGGAAACAGAAGAAAAACGGCGTTTCCAGCGCCGCCCGCGCGAAGGCGCCCATATTCGCCCGAAACCATGCGTCCGGCAGATAACGGAAGGTCACGGCGGTCGAGAGCGCCCGGCGGGTCACGATGCGGCCGAGATAGTCGCCGCTCTCCGCCATGCCGGTGACAATGTCCGTCGAGCCCGCAAAGGGGATCGGCGTGGAACCGGGCTGAATGCCGCGCGGCACGCGGGTAAGCCGTCCGATATAGACCACCGCCATCCGGGGCGCCGCCGCGCCATCCGGCATCGCCAGGCGCAGGCGTAGCGCCCCGCCGGGATAGGTCAGCGGGAATATCAGCATCAGCGGCGCATCGCCCGCCGGCACCAGCGGCGCCGCCAGTTCAATCCACTCGCCCTCATCCTCGGGATCGGGGATTTCAAGCGAGAGATTGCAGCCGATCGAGCCGAGATTGTGCCGCTCGATCCCGACATAATCGACGCCCACCCCGCCAGGGATGGCGAAGGTCACGGTCTGCTCGTCTGCGCTGGAGGATCGCCAGCCCTCCGCCGTGGTGGGCAGTGCCATGTTGCTGGCGGGATAGCCGGGCAACTCGAATTCGGCGGTGATGCCGCCCGCCTGCACCACGTTGTGCCAGCCGATGGCCGGCGCGGCCGCGTCGGTGCTGGTGAGCGGTTCGGAAAGCACCAGGGCGGAAGTAAGCACAAGCGCCATGATCAGCAGCCCCGCGCGCGGTTCATGGGGTCAGAACTTGAGTTCATAGCCATCCCCCATCAGGTCGCTGATCTGGCGCATGATTTCGATCACGGCGGCGCGGGAGAAGGTGTCGCCCTTGATCTCGACAAAGGCCGGCGCACGGCTCGCCCCTTCATTGGACCCAGCGGGCGCAGATGTGGCGACAGACGAGTAGGGCACACTTGGCCGGCTGGAGCCGCCCGGTCGCGCGGCGGCGATACTGGCGATCTGCGCCGCTCCGGCGGCGGCGACAGCGGCGGCGGCGGCAAAGTTCGCCGGAGGCGGCAACTTCAGTGCCTCGGTCACACCCACGGCGGTATTCACTACCGCCTGCCCGATGCCGAAAGCCTTGGCCGCGAGGAACCCTTTTTCTCCAAACGCTGCTGCGAGATCCGAGAGCGAGCCGAGCGTGTCAGAGACACCCCGCCATGTCATGTCCCGGATTTGCTGATCGCGTGCCGCCTGCCGCTCAGCAATGGCGTTCATGTTGTCGGAATATTCCTGCTGCGCCCGCAGAGAGAGGTCGCGCCACTCGGCCTCCATTCCCTCCCGCCCTTGGTAGAAGGTCGCGAGCGTCTCCATGCGTTGCGCATAAGTTTGCTCTTCGAGTTCCGCCTCGGTCATCAGCGACTGGCGCAAGCTCTCCACCCGTGCGCCAAGCTGATCCACTTCGGTTGCCTGCGCGCGACCACCGCCGCCACTCGTTATCGCTGGCGGCGCGCTGGAGGGAGGCGGCAGGTTGCCGCCGAAATCCACCGGCTGCGACTGTTCGCGCAGCTTCAGCCTCATCTGGAGATTGTCGCGCTCCTGCTCCAGCCAGGGCATGCCCTTGCCGCCATACTGCGTCTCATAAAGAAATCGCTGTGCCCCCGAGGAGGATGCGATGCGCTCGATCTCTTTGAGCCGGTCGCGGATCGTCGTAAGGCCCTGATCCGCCGGCTTTTTAAGCATGTCCAGGAACCCGCGCAGGGCGGCTGCTGAATCGACAATGGCCGTTTTGAGATAGGTGTCTACCGTCGCCGACAACTCGCGAAACTGTTTGTCGAGTTCGACCGCAGACTTGACGGTGTCTTCACCGATCACGCGATTGAGCTCATGCGCGCGCTCGATCGTCCTTTTGATCCCCGCCGAACCCTGATCGATCAGCTGCACAAACTGCTCGCCGCCGGAGCCGCCGAGCAGCTCATCGAAGACACGAATCTGCGCTGCCTTGTCGAGTTGCCCTACCCGATCGATGATCTCCAGCATCAGCGCCGAAGGGTCTTTCAGCTTCTCCTTGAGGTCTTCGGCGCCATAGCCCAGCCGCTGGAAGGCGTCTGCTGCGCTGCCGCCGCCGGTGACGATGAATTCATCAGCCCGGAGGTTCAGCTCCTTGAACCCGTCGACCATAGCGTCGAGGCCGATGCGGTTTTGCTCGGCGACGAATTTCCATTCTTGGAACGCGGTAATGGAAAGGCCCGCCCTTTTGGCCTCATCGCCCAGCGTCGCCATCTCGGCGGCGGCATTGCGTACCGCCGCTGCTACCCCGGCAAAGCCGATACCGGCCAGCGCCGCGCCCATGCCGAGGGCGGCGGAGGAAACAACTCCGGCGGCGCCGGCCAACCCGCTCCGCAGATTGGCGGCCAGTCCCTTGGCATCGCGGCCGACACGCGCGACACCGTCGTCGAATTCGGCCGTGTCGAGACCAAGTATGGCCCGCAGGCTGCCGACGACCAGTCCCTTTGCCATTTCTCACCTTTTCCGTGCAGAGCCGGTCGTCGCCGCCGCCCATTGGCGAAGAATCGCCATCTGCTCTTCCGCCGTCTGCGGGCGTGGCGCCGCGCCGCGCCGTGCGATTTGCAGAGTCTTCAGCTTCGGCAGTCGCTTGCCGCGCGCCAGCGCTGCCCCGATCCACGTCAGCCCGGCACGGTCGTTGTAGGCGCGGCGATCACGCTCGCCGGCGGCTTCCATCATCAGCGTGATCTCGCGTAGGGTGAGCCCCCAGAAGGGCGACGGGTCGAGGCCAAGCTCTATCCAGCCGGACAGCAGCGGGCCGGGGTCGATCAGCCCGCCGCCAGCGGAGGGCGGGCGTCCGCCCCCGCCTTCTTGGGGGGAAAGGCAAGGGTAAACGCCTGCGTCACCCCCGCCAGTGCCGCCGGCAGGCCCGCCTCTCCCAGCACGTCACCCGCCTTGGCCTCATCCACCGTGTGGTGGTCGCGCAAGGCTGCCCACAGCACCGCGCGCAGCAGGGTAAGCGACATGAGGCTGGGGTCGCCGTGCATGGCCAGAAGATCGGTCATCACGGCCCCCATCGGCCGTCCGAGATGCGCCTCCAGAGCGCACATGGCGTTGATCGACATGGACAGCGTATAGGTCACGCCGCCGGCGGTGAGCGGCACCTGGCCGCGATGCGGGTTTGCCATGGTGCTCACGCCGCGATGTCGGCAAGGCCGGCGCTGGTGGCGCTGGCGCTACCTTCCGAATTGGTGGCGGTGACGGTCACGGTGATGGTGTCCGCTGCGTCGCTGGCCTGCAGTGTATAGGTCTGGCTGGTGGCGCCCGCGAGGTTGGTGCCCTCATTTTTCCACTGGTAGTCATAGCTCGGCGCGCCGCTCCACACGCCCGGATAGGCGGTCAGCACCTGCCCCACCTGCGCCACGCCGGAGATCGCCGGCTTGATGGAGTTGACCGGGGCCGCAGCAGCACCGTGCTCGACAACGCCGCTCACCTTCACCGTAAGTGTGGCGGTCATCTTTTCGTCCATCGGCACAGCAGGGGAGTAGCCGGTGATGATAGCGTCGAAAGTCACGCTCTCCCCGTCGGGAAAGGTTGCGCGGGCCTTCACCTTCATGCGCAGCACACTCAGGATGATCGCCTCGCCCGCGCTGCCGGGCATGAAGTTCATTTCGATCGAGCACTCGCCCGGGTCCACGAGGCCGGGGATGAATTCCCGCGTGCCGCTGGGCGACTGCATATGCGTCACATCGATCGCGTCCACCGCGAACGAAGGAGGGGTCAGCGAGGTAGCCTGACCGGGAGACGCCCAGGTCGCGCCGCCATCGGTCGAGATCTCGAAAAGACTGCCGTAGCCAATGCCGGGCTCGTCCATGGTCGCAACTCCAGTATGGATGATGTGGAAAGGGTCAGGCCGCGACGCGCGACCAGATGTCGAAATCCAGCGAGACGAGGTGGAACACCTCGCTCTCGATCTTCTCCGCGCTCATGCGCTGGGCGCTGGGGAACACCCCGCCGAAGACGATGCCGGCATGAGTGCCGCGATAGCCGGCCAGCAGCGCACTCACGGCTCGCCCAGCCAAGAGGGCCGGACGCCCCGCGCTGGTGTCCGGCTTGTCTTTGGCTGCCCGCGCCCGCACGTCGATCTGCACGAGAGCGCCATCGAGCCCGTCCATGCCGCGCATGTGCATGCCCACTGCGCCACCGACCCGGGCGAGCCGTATGGCTGGCGAGGCGATGCCCTGCGGGAACACATTCCAGTTGATCCGGGTGCCGACCAGCGCCGCCAGCGGCGCGTCGGCCAGCATCAGGGAAACAAGCGCCTCTTCCATCACCTCGCCCCTGTGGTCCCGGCCTTGGGCGCACGCTTGGCCCTCGCGCGCTTAGGTCTAAGTGCCCGCGCCGCTGCCCGCCGCGCCGCCTTGTCGATCTCGGTGGAAAGCTCGCCCTTGATCCGGCCGAGCACCTGCTCGCGGGTGGCGGAGAAGGCCGGGCGTAGATAGGCGCGCGGCGCCTGCTTGACCGAACCGAATTCCTGCACGATGCGCTTGATCGCGTTGCGCTTGCTCTTCGCCTTGGCCGGGCCGACATACACCTCGACGAATGCCTTGCCCGCGCCGGCCTGCCGGCGCGCATCGCGCAGCGCCGTCTGCGCCTCGCCCTTGCTGCCGCCGGCGCGCATCACCTCGCCAAAGGCCCGCAGCCCGGCATCGCCCTCGACGCTGTTTTTCGTCGCGGCGATAATCGATTCCGACAGCTCGCCCGTCTCGCCTTTCGGCGCCAGCGCCGCCGCCTTGGCCACCATGGGCTGCGCCGAGCGGATAAGCGCCCGCCGCATCACGCCGCGCGCCGTCGCCTTCGACAGCTCGCTCAGCGCCGCGTCGAGTTCCTTAAGGCCTTCAACGGAAACCTTGAGCCTGCCGACCATCACTCGGCCCTCGCCGAGGCGGTGATCTCGATCCCGTCGCGCCGACCGATCTCCTTGGCGCCTGATATGTCGAAAGTCCGGCCCTCGAAATCCAGCCACCACAGAGGCGACAGGGCGGCGACATCAGGGCTCCAGCGTATGCGGAAGCGGGCGGTGATCGTCGCCCCCACCTCCGCCGACTGCATCCGCTCGCGGTCGGAGGCCGGCGCATATTCCGCCCACACCCCCCGCGCCACCGGCGCGCCGAGGATCGGTGCGTTGAAGCCGTCGCGCCCCGTCTCGGCACCCGGCTCATAGAGCGTGATGCGGCGGTCCATCTTGCCGGGGTCGGCCATCAGAACCTCCGCACCCGGATCAGCTTGCGCAAATCATGCGCGGCGGCGGGATACTGGCCGAAGGCCTCGCGGTCGTCGTACCAGTATTTGGTCAGCAGCCGCACGCCCTGCTTCGCAATGGCGAGAAAGGGCTCGCCTTCCGGGCAGCCGGCGACATAGCGAATGCGGATCGTGTCCGGCGCGGCATCCAACGGCCAGGGGGAAGCAGGCAGAAGCTGCCCATCCACCCGCCGCCCATCGGCAAAGCGCACGTCAGCGGCATCAATGGTCTGCTCGGCACCCTCGGCATCGACATAGGCGATGCTGACAAGCGAGGTGAAGGTGGGCGCCGGAATGTCGATGCCCCCGCACGGAAAGCAGGGGAGATCGAATTCCAGCGTCTGGGCGCCAATGGCGCGGCCGATGCTGCGAGGGCCGTCGAAAAACGCCGAAGCCGACGCGAGGAAGGCGTTGATCAGATCGTCTTCCAGGGTGGAATCCACGCGCAGATACAGCTTGGCCTCCACCAGCGTCACGAGCGGATCCGGTGCTTCGACGACCCTCGGCAGCATGGCGTCAGGCCTGGTCGGCTTCGGGCTTGTTGAAGCCATGGCCCTTCAGCACGATGGCGGCGATCGGCGTGCCGGTGCCGTGCGTGCCGGCGAAGTCGGCCAGAAGCTTCAGATAGCGCCGCCCGCCTTTGTAGCCGGCGCGGTAGACCGCTGCCGCCGCATGCGCCGCCACCAGCGACTTGATGATCCCGCCCGCGGCGACGGTGACGCCGAGCACGTCCTTCTGCTCCACCGCGTCATAGGTCGAATCGTCGTCGCTGTGCGTCAGCTTGAATTCGACCTTGTTGGTGCCGGAAAAGGTGATGCCGCCAATGCCGATGGCGAGCACGATCTCGGCGGCGTTGTAGCCCTGCAGGTCGATGGCGGCAGGGGTATTGTCGGCCGACAGGGTGGCGTTGCCGATGGCAACGGCCGCCGTCAGCCCCGAATGAATGTCCTTCATGGGGAAGCCCTTTGCGAAGAGGTGGGTTTTGCCGCAGGGGCGCGGCATCAGGCCGGCGGCGCGCGCCGCCGGCCGGGGCGCGATATCGTCAGGTGCTGATCTTCAGCAGCTTGATGGCCTCGAAGTTCTGCACGCCGCCGCCAACCCGCTTGGTGGTGTAGAACGCCACCTTGCCGTTCACCTTGTAGGGGTTGCGGAGCACGCGGATGCCGGCGCGGTCGATCACGAGATAGCCACGCTGAAAGTCGCCGAAGGCGATCGGGAAGGCATTGGCCGCCACCGAAGGCATGTTGTCGTCGGTGATCACGGGCTTGCCGAGAATGGTCGACGGCGCCTCGGGGGTGGTCGGCGGCGCCCAGAGATAATTACCCTGTCCGTCCTTCATCTTGCGCAGCGAGCCCACCGTGACATCGGACATCAGCCAGTTGGCATTGTTGCGATAGCCGGCCTTCAGCGCGTGGAAGACTTCGATCAGCGCATCGGCCGGCGCCGAAGTGGCGAAGGCCGCGGCAGCGCCGCTGACGATGAAGCCGAGCTTGCCCCAGGCATAGGAGGCATTCGCCACCATGTCATAGGAGAGCAGCCCGCGGGGCTTCTTCACGCCATTGCCGGTGATGAAGGAGGCGCCTTCCATCTCGGCGAAGGTGGTGGACACCTCGTCGGCCAGCCACTGCTCGATGTCGATCCGCGCGTCGTCGAGCACGATCTGGGTGGCGTAGGGCTCAGCATAGAGCTCCGCCACCGGGAATTCCGTCGACTTCAGCTTGGGCGTTTCCGTCTCGGTGCGCGCATCTTCCTCGCCCACCCAGCCGGCGCCGGCGCCGCCCATATTGACATCCTTGGTGTAGGAGCCGGTCGAGATCGTGATGACGCGGGAGGCCGAGCGCAGCGCCGAGACGGTGCCGAGCACGCGGTCGATGGTGGCTTCCATCGTGGTGGGCACCACGAACCCACCATCGGGGTTGGACTGGCTGGTGAGGCCGGCCTTCACTTCCAGATCGCGCAGGCCATCCTTCACGTCGCGGCGGAAGTAGGATTCGAAGGCGTGGGCATGCGCCTGCACATCGGCATTCGGCGCACCGCCGCCACCGCCGCCGAGCTTCAGCGCGGCAATAGCGGCATTGATCTCGTCGAGCGCGGCGGTATGCCGGGAAATGTCGGCGTTGATGCGCTCGACCTTTTCGGTCTGCACCGGGTCATCCACCTTCTTACGGATGTCGGCCAAGGCCTTTTCCTGCTCGGCCTTGAAGGCTTCGACGGTGCGGCGAAGTTCATTGAACACCTTCACCGGGTCGTCATTGGCATCGGCGCGCACCCGCTGGATGCCGCGAAACGAAGACGCCGGCGCGGCGAACATCGCCATGGCGGCAGGGGCGGCGAGGCCGCTGGAATAGTGCGCGAGAGCCGTCATCACATGGGCGTCGACACACAGGAGGGCGATTGCCGCGACGGCCAGCGCCGCGAGCAGAATGTTGCGCTTCATGGCGCGTCCTTTCAGCTTTTCAGGTTTTCCATGAACCGACGAATGTCGGCGAGGTCGACGCCTGCATCGCGCGTGGCGTTCCGGGTTGCATCGCGCTGGCCCAGAGAGAAGATTTCGTCCCGCTGCTTCCGGGTGAGGCCGGCATGCGCCAGCTTGGCCTCCCAGCGGCGGCGGGCGAGAATGGGTTCGGGAACGTCGGCCCGCGCCGAGGGGGCGGCATCCGCCGCGCCGTCGAAAGTGCCATCGGCGAACTTCTGATCAATCGCCTCGGCCGCCGTCAGATAGGTGCCATCCGAGCGGCGAGAAGGGCCGTCGAGCATGGCGATGATGTCGGCCTCGCTCTTCCCCGTCCGCCCGGCATAGATCGCCGCCATGTTGCGGTCGAACCCGTCGAACACGGGCGCTGCCGCCGTGAAGTCGTGATAGTTGCCGATCACCGCGCCCCAGGCGCGATGGATCATCATGGTGGTGCCTTCGCCCATCAGCACCTCGTCGCCGGCCATGGCGATGATCGAGGCGGCGGAGGCGGCGATTCCCATCACCTTCACCGTCACCTTGCCCGGGTGCTCGGCCAGCTGGTTATAGATCGCCAGGCCCTCGAACATGTCGCCGCCCGGCGAATTGATCTTCACCGTCACGTCGCGACCGCCGATGCTGCGCAGGATCCCGCCCATTTTCTTGGCGGTGAAGCCATCGCCCGACCACCAGTCCTCGCCGATCACGTCATAGAGCGAGATCGTGTTGGCGTCGTCATCCGCCGCCAGCGGGCGCTCCGCCCAATGCGACAAGGCATCCGCCCGTGCATCCCAGCTGTAGCAATTGGGCAGCGCCACCGCGCTCGCCTTACGCAGGGTTTTGAGGCTCATTGCTCGGATCTTCCTGTGTTGCCGGCGGCGGCACGGGGGCGGATGGCATGGCATCGGACGGCAGGTCGTCGCCGCCCGGCAGCGGGCTGAAGCCGGTCGCCCGGCGCGCCTCATTCTTGGTAAGCCAGCCGCCCCGTCCGCCGGCGCCCAGCGCCTTGGAAAAGAAGTCGGCCTGATCCTTCATCGAGCCGCGCAGCAGCTCCTGCTCGTCAAAGTCCACGCGATAGCCGGCGCGGCGCTCCTCACGGGTCAGGGCGCAGCGCGCCAGCGCCTCCTCCCACACCGTGAACCATGGCGCGAGGCCGAAGCGGACAAACATGGTCGCCAGCTGCTCGATGCCGGAACCCCAGGACGTTTCGTCCACCATCAGCAGCGGCCGCGGCACGCCGAAGGCGCGGGCAACCTCTTCCACCTGGTATTGGCGGGTTTCCAGATGCTGGTTGTCCACCGCCGAACTGGAGATGGCGGCAACGGTTCCGCCCTCCTCAAGAATGAGGTGGCGCCCTGCGTTCTCGCCGCCGGCGCGCCGCGAGGCCATGCCTTCCTGCAGGCGCTGATAGGCCTCGGGCGAAAGATGCTCCGGGAATTGGAAAGCGCCCGGTGTGATCTGTCCGTTCTTGAACAGGTTGGCCGCCGCCTGCTCGGCCTTCAGCGCCAGCCCCAGCGCTTCCTTGGCGTAGCGGGTGCGCGAAAGCCCGTTCAGCCCGTCCACCGACGTACCGCGCAGGTGCAAAATCTCCTGCGGCGTGAAGATCGCCACCCCGCCATCGGGGCGGCTGTAATGGTAGCGGACGCTATAGTCCGGCATCTGCTCCACCCGCACCCGGTGAGGGTCAAGCGGAATAAGCCGGATCACCCGACCCATCGACCAGACCGCCAGGGCGAAGGCGTTTTCATAAAGCAGCGCCCGCGCCTGCATCGTGCTCTTGAACTCGAAAGGCGTTTGCCAGCCATTCGGTTCATGCATCAGCACCCAGTAGAGCGGGTGGTTCACCTCTGTCGTCAGCGTGCCATCAGCAAGCACACGGATCACCGGGGCCGGCAGCCGCCCGACAGCGGAAGAGATCAGGTCGATGCACCGGAACGCCGCTGATACCCGCAGCGCCGCCAGCGGCGTCATTACCACGCCGCTCTCGGTCTCGGCTCCGCCCCGCAGCTGGGCGGCGAAATTCGGATCGCTGATGTCGATCTCGACACCGCCATCGCCGGCGCTTGCGCGCACCGATGCCGTCCCGGCACCGAACATGCCTCGCAGCCAGCCCAGGGCGCTCATGATGCCTCACACATAAAGAACGCCGCGCGTCTCGTAGACCGAGCGCGGGTTATGGGCGACAGGGTTGAGGAACATCAGCATGGCGGCGTTAAACAGCGCCATCAGCATGTCGATCTTCCCGGCACCGGCCAGTTCCTTGGTCACGACATAGTTGCTGCCGCGCAGCGTCTGCTTCGCGTTGCTGACACACCACGCCATGATGGGCTGGTCGCCATGCACCATCCGCCCGCCTTCCAGCTTCAGCGGCACCGAGGAAATCGCCGTCTGCAGCTTCCAGCCCTGCGTCACCGCCTCCACCAGCGGCTGCGTCAGTTTCTTTTCTTCCAGCGCGTCGAGCAGCAGCGCGATGCCGGCGCTGTCCAGCCCGATCCCGCTCGTCTCCGGCAGCAGGCCGCTTTCCTTCAGCACCCGGCAAATCTCCGCCGCCTGCTCGGCCTGCTCTTCGCCGGTCTCGACCAGAACAAGATCGCCATCCTCGACGAAGTCGCGCAGCCGCGAGGCGATGCTCTTGCGCTCCTCGAAGACACTCGGACGCGCCCAGGCCCGCCCCCAGCCAAGCCACCGCTTGGTGCGCGTCTCCCGGCCCAGCACATAGAGCGCGGCGAGATCGTCGGCGCCGCCCCAGTCGATCCCGACCGTGCACACTTCCGATCGCGCCAGCAGTTCATCAAGGCCTGTAAGGCGGCTGTCGATGCAGCTCGCCCAGTGGGGGGTGCCAGACCAACCGTCACCGGAGAGGCCAACACCGATCTCTATATTGAGGTGCTGCGAGGCCCATATCTGTTCGGCCTCCCGCGTGACCTTGCCATTGTTCTCATAGTCGTCGATCAGCGCCTGGCGATCGATTGAGCGGTCGATATTCGGCAGTACGAGATCCCAGTTCTTCGGGTCGCGCCAGAAGGCTTGGTCGAGCTGCTTCTCGACAGGAAATTCGTACAGGACCGGCAGCATGATCGGGGAGGGGCCTCCCTTGCCGTCGCGGATCTTGCGCGCCTTCTCCAGTTCCGTCTTCCAGATGCCCGCGGGCGGTTCATCCGACTGGGTCGTGATCATCAGCACCTTGCCGCGCTGTTTGGTGATGCCACCCCCTCGGATCTGCTGCATCACCGCCGCCGCCTTGGCCTTCTTCCCCAGCTCATGCAATTCGTCGATGATCGTGAGAATCGGTATCTCGCCCGTCACGATGGTCGTGTCGAAGGTCTTCACATCGAGCGCGGTGCCGGTCTTGTTGCGGGTGATGCACTTGAGGTGATCCTGCACCTTGAAGATATCCCGCAGCCGGGAATCGAGGCGGATCATCCCCTGCGCCTGGTCGAAGCAGCGCTCCGAAATGTTCTGGCTGGGCGCCACCAGCAACATCTGCCGGTTCGGCGTCTCCTCCATGTAGAGCGCGGTCAAGCCGAGCGCGGCCACATTGGTGGTCTTGGAGTTCTTTTTCGGCACCATGCAGAGCAGTTCCCAAACCAGCGCTAGCCCCGTTTCCGGGTCTTCGCTGGCGAGGAATGCGCACAATATGTCGCGGAACCACTCGCCGCAGGCCTCCACCATTGGCGGGTTTCCCGGCACATCCGGAAGCCGCAGACGGTTGAAGAACGCCTTCCCTTTGGCCGCCTTTGCCGGATTGAATGGCACGTCGGCCATCGGCGGCAGCCCGGCCTGCAGCCGCTCCCACCAGTCCGGGCAGGCGAAGCGGGGAAGGGCGTCAGTGGCGGGCAAAGCTCGCCGCCTCCTGCTCCAGATCAGCCATCAGGTCGGCGTCGGCCTCCAGCGCGCGCTCCTTGTCGATCACCTTCTTGCCGATCCGCTCCGGCGCCGGCGCTCCGCGATCACTCGGCGGCGCCTTGCCCATATCATCCTCCATCCGCATCAGGTCGGAGCGCTCGACCATCCGGCCCAGCTCCTTCAACGCCTGTATGTTCCCGGCGTTGGCCTGCTCCATGGCGATCTCGAAACGCCGCGCATCGAGCCGGTCGCGCATCGCGTCCCGCGCCCGGAGCTCGGCTCTAAAATAGCGCTTCACGGTCGCCGGTGAGACGCCAATCCCGTTGGCCATCCGCGTGATAGACCAACCAAGAGCCAGTAAGAGCTTGATTTTATTACGATCTTTCTCCGATGGCTCAAACGAAGGGCGACCACGCCGCCCCTGACCGACCCGGATCGGATGCCCGAACAGGTCGAATTTTTCGTCCATCAGAAAAAAATCCCCGAATGAGAAGGACGCGGGTAGGGAAGCGGGGGGGCTGGGAGACTTTTCACCCCCCCCACCCCCTGCCGAAAATCCAATATTGTGAGCGTAAGGCTTGCCTTGTGGGCTTGTTGATCCCTTGCCACAGAGGGCATCACCAGCCAGCACGCCGCTCCTCTGCCTGCTTCACCTTGTCGTGGCACGGCTTGCACAAGGTCTGCAGGTTGTTCTCATCCCAGAACAACGCTTCGTCACCGTGATGCGGCACGCGATGATCGCAGACGAGCCGTGACGTGTTCGGCTCTATCACCCTGCATCCGGGCATCTGGCAGGCGAACAGGTCCCGCAGGAACACCTTCAGCCGCAGACGTTTCCACCGGGCCAGATCGTACCAGGCGCGCCACGGCTTGGTCGCATAGCGCAACCTATCCCGAGAGGGGCCATCATGGGCTTGAGTGGCGAGACGGGAGGGGGCCACCTTGTAGCGCGAGGGGATCGCCTTCAGCCGCCCCATCGCCACCCTCCAGACATGCGAAAGGCCCGAAGCGTTTTCGCCCGGGCCTCTTTATCCGTGCACAGTGAGCACCAAAACCAAGGCGCGCGTCAAGCCCCCATCATCGACAAACCGCGCAATGACGGGAGAATGCGGCTTTGCCGGCCCTCCGGCTCCCACGGGCGGGCCGCGCGTGCCGGCCCGGTGGCCCTGTGCGCGTCGAGCGATTCGCCCAGCATGCTCGCCAGCGCGGTGAGGGCGGCATGCCACACCTCATATTCCGCACGGTCGCAGGCGGCATGCACCGGTGAGGGCACCAGCTCCATCTTGCGATAGGCGCCGGGGTAGGCCCGTCGGCGCGAGGCGCACCACCCATCCACCTCATGCTCGTTATAGCCGATGATCTCGCCGTTCACGGTCTGCGGCACCTTGCGCTTCATGAACCACTTGGGGTGCCCGCCATTGTCGCCGCGCACATAGCGATACTCGATCGGCTCCGCCTCCCAGTCCGGCACCGTGCCCATCATGGCATGCTTGCGCACCAGCCAGCCGGGCGAGGTCTTGAACCTCAAGCCCCCATCCTCGCCGGGCACCGCCAGCCGGTCGAGTGCATCGGAAATCACCTTCGCGCCGGCCTCGCCCCAGCCATCGGCTGGCGCCATGTCGGCGAAGGGCCACCAGCCCGCCGGCACATCGAGGTGCAGCCCGTCCAGCTCCGCCACCACGCGGTCGATGGCCAGCGCGTCCGCATGCGGCCCGCCCGTCGCCATCCGGTCAGGCGTCACGCCATAGACGTTCCGCACATCCCGGTCGTCGATCACCGTACCCAGCTTGCCAAAGAGCGACATGGAGGCCCAGCCCGCCCCGTGCGCCGCCGGCCCTGTCGGCGCTGCCGGCACCTTCGGCAGTTCCGTCCGGTACGCCCAGATCAGCAGATCCTCGATATCGGTGGTCGTCTTCATCGCCGGCCCCTGTTGCTGTCCAACCTGTCCAACCTTTTCAGAACAGAAATAAGAGGTTGGACACTCGCAAAGCCTTGCAGTCGCTCGCTTTGTCCAACCTGTCCAACCTGTCCAACCTAATTTCGACCTATTCCCCGTGAGACAGGGACCTTCGGCGCAATTCACATTCCGCCAGCGGCCTTCACGGGCACGCGAGCGCACGCGCACGTGCGAGGAAAAAGGTTGGACAGGTTGGACAGGTTAGGCAGCGCGTTGATATCGCTAGCGTTTTCCTGTCCAACCTTTCCCGCCGCGTCCAACCTAGGTTGGACGAAAGCGCCTCTACCCCTTCAACCCGATCTCTCTCACGCCTCGTCATCGCCCCAATCCACGGCTTGGCCGAGTTCGCTGACGAAGGCATCGCGGCAGTCAGCGAGGCTTGGCATGACAAAGCACCAGGCGCGTCGCATCACGCCCGCCTCAGCCTCGATCGTGAGCCGGCGCTTGGTGATGCCCGGCACCAGCTTGCGCAGCTTCATGCCGAGGGCGGTTTCTTCCGCCTTCCGCCGTATGCCGATCTTGTCGGAAATGTCGATATAGTCGGCGAACAGGGCGTCACACGACACCTCTTCAAGCCATGTCGCCGAGTTGCGGGTGCTGGTGCCCTTTTCCAGCCGGCCGAACCACCATGATTCCACGCTGTCGAGCGAGCGCAGCTTCTGTTCCAGCAGGCCGCCGGTGCGCGGTATCTTCCGCAAGTCCACCTGCGAAAGGTCAAAGGCCAGCAAATCGTGCAGCAGCGCCTCGCGCCCGCCCGCATCAAGCTCTTCGTCCATCTCGCGGAAATAGTCGGTGTTCTGGGCGCAGCGCGGGTTGATGTCGAGCACGCAGAAGCGCCGCTCATCCTTGCCCGCAGGCACCACCCAGTCCTCATTCGAGGTCATGAGTAGCCGCACGAAATTGTCGATGCGTATGGGGTCGATGCCCTTGTTCTCGATCATCTGGAACTTGGAGGTGACAAGGCCCTTGAGCCGGCCTTCCGCCGCCTTGTCGCCGGCCCACACCGCTTCCTCGGCCTGCAGCAGCAGGCACGACGCCATGTGCGCGTTGAACTGGCCGGTGATGTAGCGCGGGTCATCGACCGCGAAATAATGGGCGGCAATCAGCCCGCCGATCACCTCGCCGATCTTGGTCTTTCCGGTGCCCATCTTGCCGCGCATGACCACGGCGGTGCCGATCCGCTCGCGCGGGCGCTGCAGCAGGTGGGCAAACCAGCCGAACACCCATCGGAATAGATCGGGGTCGCCATCACAGACATTGTTGAGCAGGTGATCGCGGAAAATCGCGTAGCTGCCGCCCTTTCGCGGCTCCACGGCAAAGCCGCGCCAAAGGTTCAAATAGCCGTCCGTCGCCTGCGCGTCCGGGCCGGGGTTGAACTCGATGCCCTGAAACTGCCGCCGGTCCCGCGCACTCAGCCAGCGCGTCGCCCATGTCACCACCTTCAGGTCGCCCTGGGGATTCACCGTCTCGGTGAAGCGGTTGGAAAACCACTGCCGGAAGGCGTCGACGGAGATGATGCGCAGCCGATCTTCGATCGGCCCGGCGCCCTGCTCGCGCACCATCACGGCCTTGGAGCCCATCAGCACCAGCGCCCATTCCGCGTTCATGTCGTCGGTGGAATAGCCCATGGCACGCCCGCGTGGCGGCGCGTCATCCTCGCCGACATCGGCCGCCGGCTTGCGCTTGCGGCGCGGCTTGGCAGGCGCTGGGGCTTCCTCGCCAACGGGATCATCGTCCGGCGCCGGCGCGGCAGGCGCGGCGGGCGCAAGCCCCTCCACCGGGTCGACCAGTTCGGCGATGGCCTCGAAAGCGTCCTGCCTCGGGTTGTCGTCCATCACGCCACCACCATCGAATTGAAGTCGTGGCCCGCCGGGGGCCAGCACGTCGCCACCCGGCGCCCCTGCCGCATGTGCCGGCGCTCGGCGCGGGCCATGGTCAGGCGAGTGGTGAAAGGGTCGCTGTCGCCATCGCCCAGCAGCCGAAGGTCCATCACACTGTCGGGCACCGGCACCGCGGCGCTGTCCATGTCCGGCTCCGGCCCCGGCACCTGCTTCACCCGGCCGGCGGGGGTGCGCTCGCTGGGGTGCGGCACGCGCGAATGGTCCGCCGCCTTGCCCGCAAGATTGCCGAGCGAAATCGAGGTCCACATCGCCGTGCCATCGAGGCAGCGCCCCGCCGCCCGCAGCGCGGTAAACACGGTCAGCACCGTCTCAATCCCCTCGCCGATAAACAGCCGGCAGGGCGAAGCCGCGCGCAGAAGCTCGATCCGCCCGCCGGCGAGAGAGCCGCGCACCTTCTTGGCCGGCAGCTTCTCGCCAGTGGTCGGGTGCACCAGCGCCAGCTTGCCCTTGGGGGCATCGAGGTCGATCCAGGTGATATGCAGCCCCGCCATCCGCCCGTCCGGCCCGGCAATGGCGGCAAGCATCGCCGGCCCCTCATGCAGAAGCCTCCAGCTTGTCCGCCCGGCCTCATCCTGCCCGTGTTCCAGATAGGGCATGGCCGGGTGCGCCCGCAGCGCCGCGCCGTCGGGCCAGTCCACCCGGCGAATCTCGCGCAGATAGGCCTCGACAGGCGTGCCGGCCAGCGGCCCGGCCCCCTGCCAGAACTCCCAGCACCGCTTGCGCTCCGCCTCGCGAAAGGCCGCGTTTTTCGCGTCGTCCGCCGCCTTGCGTTCCGCCGCCGCCCGCGCGCGCCGCTCATCCTCCGCCGGGTCGGTTTCCTGCGCCCCGCCCAGCCAGTCCACCGCTTCGCGAAAGCCCAGCCGCTCGCGCAGCTGCACCAGGCGGATCACGTCGCCGCCATCCTGGCAGCGCGCACACACCCAGCCATCGCCCCAGCACTCGAAGGCGGTGGAATCCTTGGCGTGCGGGTCCGGCGAGTGCAGCGGGCAGGGGCCTATCAGCCGCCCCTTGCGGCTGCCCCGCCGTAGGCTCACCCATTTGCCGGCGACATCGGAAACCGGGTTGCGGGCGCGCAGATCCGCGAGGGAGGATTCGGAAATCATTCCGCCGCCTCCATCTGCCGCGCGGCGACGGTGCTCCACTGTGCCGCCATGGCGGCGGCGATGCCCTCATAGGTGCGGCTGCGGTCTTTCCAGCGGTCGGGGCCGGGCGAGGCGCGGTGCACCTTCGACCACGCCTTGTGCTCGTCTGTGCCACGCGCCGGCGGCATCAACTTCTTGGTCGGCACCAGCGGCGGCAGCCCGCGCAGATAGAGCCCCGTTGCCTTGAACGCCGGGTCACCAAACCACCAGGGCTGGACCGTCTGGGGCTTTGCCCAATTCTGAATCCGCTCGCGCGCGTAGCGGTGCATGACAGGGTTTTCGACACACACCCGCTCGACGGGCGCATTCCAGCAGTCGGAAAACAGAGCCGCACCGGCGTCGAGTTCGGCCCACATCTCTTCGAGCGTCCGGCCCGGAGGCGCCGTGCGCAGCCAGCGCACCCCGCTGTTGCAAAGCCGCGTGCAGGGCGGGTGCATCACCACCAGCAGATCCCATCCGCTATCGAGATGATCGCGAACGTCGCCGATCATGTGGCGGTTGCTGCCATCCTCGGCAGGCAGCAGGTCAACCGACCAAACGTCGTGTCCGAAAGCGGCGAAGGCCCGGCGGACAACACCGGACGTCTCGCAGCCGACAAGGACGCGCAGCGGGGCGGGGTGATCGTGTAGGGAAAATGGTGCAGTCATGCCGCCGCCCTCTCGACAACTTTCGGGCTCGGGCGCAACTTTGGTGGATGCTCGACCGCTTGCTGAAGTTCATGGCTGCTATTGTCTGCTGCTTTCCCTTGCTCTTGCTGGGTGCGGCTATGTTTTCCGCGTTTGGAGAGGCACCAAATCGCTGGGCGACCGAATTGAGCCCGATATGGGTCAGTCTTGCTGGAAACGTAATCGGCGGGGCGTTCACAGTCGTCGCGGCCGGGGCAGCCCTTCTTGTTTACTATTTGCAAGCGGACGGAGAACGGCAGCGAAAGGCTGAAGAAAAGCGGCGTGCACTTCAGATGCTCTGGGCGTACGCGAACAGTGCAAAACTGTTCTGCGACCAAGCACTCCAGGCCGCTAACGCCGCCCTTATGAATACCGATGCTAACCGCAGAGTGCTGGCATTCTCTGACCTTAAGTCGCTGCGCGACAACGGCCGTGTCGCGCCATCCCGGGTTGACGCAGAGGTCGCTCTTTCGGTCGTGAACCTCGAATGCAGCATATACGTTCGGCCCATTATGAATGCGGAAGCGAACGTCGTAGATAAACTTAACCTTCTTCATCCACACGGCGTGATGACGGCAATAGACGATACACAACAAGCTATCGCTATATTCATCTCTGGTACCGCCGCAATAAGTTTCAACCAGATTAGTTCCAGTCTGGTTGGGCTGAAGGCCGTCATGAGCGATCATCACACCCCCCCCACCTGATCGAACTTGCCCGCTTCATTGCCCCACACATCCCAGCCGGCACGCGCCTGGCGGGAGAAGAGCGAGGCGCGCCGCGCCTGCGGCCATGCCGCCTCGCAACGGGCATAGAATTCATCGGGCTTTCGGGAATGCTCGCGCGCCAGCCCGTCCAGCGAATCCGCTTCCAGCGTCTCCACAAGGTTGGGAAAGCTCGCCCCGCTCCAGTCGCCGCCGGGCAGGCGGGCGATGATGTAAGGCTCGTGCAGCGAACGGGCGACATAGCCCGGCCCCCATTGCAGCTTGCCGCTGGCCGTGCGCTTGGCCCAGCCGCCGCCGGTCACCGGCTTTAGCCCCCAGCCACGAATGATCTCGACATGCGCGCCGATCGCCACCAGCGGCCACGTCGTCCACATCACGCACACGCCGCCCGGCGACAGCAGGTTGCCCACCGGCAGCGCGGCGATATCGGCCAGCGACATGGTCGCGTATTGCGCCTGCGGCGACTTCGCCTCGCCCTTCGCCGAATACAGGTCGAAGTGCCACGGCGGGTCGAGCTCGACCACGTCATAGGCGAACATGTGCAGGGGGGCGAAAGGCCAGCCCATCACCCGACCGCCTTTTCGATATCGGCCAGCCGGCGCTCCAGCCGCCCCACCTGCGCCAGCACCTCGCCGCGCGCGCGGTCGAACACCGCCATTTCCTGCTGCACCTTCAGGCCCTGTTCGGTCAGGTCCTTCGCCGCCGCCAGCGCGGCGCGCGCCTCGGCCAGCACGGGGGCGAAATCCTCCGCCCCGCCGGCGCTGCCGGCGCCATAAACCTTGCAGCGCACCTGCCGCACCCAGTCGCGCGGCACGGTCAGCGATTCCGCCACCCGCTTGTCAGTCCAGCCCTCGCCATAGCCACGCTGCGCGTCCAGATACACCTCGCCCAGCTTGTCGCGGATCAGGAAGGCCGCATCGATATCCATGGCAGGCGGCGCCTCCGCCTTGCCTGCCGGGACAGCCTTCAGGGCTGCCGGCTCGGCCTGCGGCGCGCGCGGCATCGGGGTCGGCATCTTCGCAACCATGATCTTCGCCTCTTTCCTGGCCTTGGCCTTCGACTGGAGGGAAAGGCAGCGGGGGCACACGGCCTTGCGCGCACCGTGCAGCACGTCCCAGCCGGCCTTTTTCGCCTCCGGCAGCACTTCGCCCTCAAGGTCCGGCACCCGCCCCATGAAGCGCCGCGCCCGCATCTCGAAAGCGTTGGGGCAGCACCGGCATGTGATCCGGCGGAAGGTGCCGCCCGGGTCGTCGGCGGAGGTCGGGCGCCGGGTGAAGGTGGTGATGCCGTCCTGATCGATCTCGCTCACCGCCCCATCTCCCGCGCCAGCGCTTCGGTCAGCCGCGCCCAATGGTCCGGCGCCCAAACGCCGCCGCCGCTCGACAAGGCCCGCTCGACATAGCGGGGGCTGATGCGCAGCCGCTGGGCGATCTCCCAGCGCGGGCGCCCCAGCGCGTGCATGCGGCGCACCACGGGCACCACCCGCCGCCACGGCCGCTTGACGATGAAAACGATCGGGGTGCGCGCGAGCATGGCTCACCATTTCCCCGTGTCGCCGATCTCGGCGCATTGCGAGGCCGGGCTGCCGGCACAGCCGGCATTCGGCAGCAGCCCGCGCCAGCGCAGCGGGCGGGCATCGAAGGGCGGCGGCGCGGCATCGGCCGGTGCCGCCTTGTGCGCGGCGGCAAGCGCCGCCAGCAGCGGGTCGGCGCCGTTGCCGGCGCGGCAGTCCAGCGGCTCCGGCGCTCCGGTCTCGGCCGCGATGCCGAGCAGGAACGCCCGCGCCTTCACCGCGTCGCGCGAGCGCGTGCCCAGCCCCTCAGCCTGCAGGCGGGCGGCAATGGCCGCATAGTTCAGCCCGGCATGGCGCATCCGGCACAGCGCCGCGTCCATCTCCGCTGTCCAGCCGCGCGGTTGCCGCCTCATCACCGCACCCCATTCGCTTTGGCGGAAAGCCGGGCATAGAGGCTCGACATCGCCATCAGCGCGTCGCGCACGTCAGGCAGGGCGGCCCGCGCCTCGGCAGGGGTAATCTCCACCCCGCCCTCGGAATCAATCGCCGCGCTGGCGAATATCTTGGCCGCCGCCTCGCTCGTCTCGCGCATCGCCTCGGCGGTCAGCTGCACCGCCGCGTCACCCTCCGGGGGGGCAGGCACGAAAAAGCCGCCGGCGCACGCGGCCAGATACGCCGCGCCTTCCGTGCAGCCATAGCGCTCCGCCAGCTGGCAGGCATGGGCAAAGGCGAACTCGCCCGGCTGGTCCGGGTCCATCTGCCGGTACAGCGTCGAGCGCGCGATGTTGAGAAAGCCGACCGCCACCAGCATGCCTTCGCTCGGCGAACCATTCGGCCCATGCGCGCGGCCGATCTGGTCGAACATCCGGTCAAGCGCCTCATGCGCCGAGCCGATGACGGGCCGCTTGGTCATTCGCCGCACTCCTCTGGGGTGAGACTTTCCACCGCCGGATTATCGTTTTCGCCTGATGCAGCGGGTGCAAGGGTCGGCGCGGGATAGAGGTCAGGCCGCAACTCATGGCGCGGCACGCCGGTCACGCGCTCCACATCGAGCACGCGCTCGGCGGGGACGCGGCGCTCTTCCCAACGAAGAAACGTGCTGCGGTTCACGCCGACGAGACGTGCCAGCGATGCCACGCTATGGCCGTTGGCTTCGCGATACAGACGAAGAGGGGGCTCGGTGCTCATGATCGCGATGTTGCATTTTGTGCAACCGCCCGTCAAGCCGGCTGTTGCATCCCGATTTAACGACAGGATGCCTCGCAGGTGCAAAATGTTGCGCATGGTGCAACGCGACACGATTCATGCGGGCAAGACGCCGCCCCGTCTCCACTACATCAGGGAGTGGGCGGAAAAGCGCGGCATGACGCAGGCAGATGTGGCGCGCAAAACCGGCGCTGATAAGGGCTTGGTGTCCCGCTGGTTCAACGAAGGTGTGGTTCCGGGCGAGCGCTACCTGTCGGCTCTGGTCGAAGCCTTTCACCTTGACGAGCCGGTGGCTCTCTTCCGCCATCCCGACGAAGACTGGCTGGCCCGGTTCTTCGCAGATAGGTCGGAAGATGAGCGGGGCCGCATGATCACGGCACTTGAAGCGGCGTTCCCCCGCAGGCGGGCCTGATAACGAGGTGAGGGCTGCCGCCCTCTATGAGATCACTTCGAACAGGGTCCTGCTTTTGACATCAAGCTTGACGCCAAAACTCCCCTTGCCGCGCGAGCCTCGATCCCAGCCGCCTACAATCATCGCACGGCAGCGGCCGCGCCCTCCCTTAAGCCCGGCGTGATAATAGGAGGTGGCATCGCGAGGAATATAACCGACCGTCCTGCCCATGATGTCAACGCGAATTGCTTTGCGATCATGCCGGTTGTCTGGCTCTGGCACCAGCCAGGCATCAATCATGAACTCAGCGCCATCTTCCGAACGGCCAACAAAGCTTTCCAGTTCGGCTTGGTAATTGCTCTCGCCAACGATGTTCTCGGCAAATGAGCCATCGCCGATATAGCGGATCACCCGCCGTCCTTTCGGTCGCGCAAAGCGCATGAAAGCCCAGGCCGCTAGGCTCACAATGACAATTAGAACCAGCAGCCCTTCGCCCATCGTCATCGCCTACCACCCCAACCCGGCACAGCCTACAGATCAGACTATCGTTGACCCGTGCCAAATCCAATGTGGGCGAGCGGCCCAGGGCGAGCCGAAGACATGTTTTGCCGCTCGACTCATGGGCGCCGATACGCCAGCATTCAGCCATAGGTTGGGGGAGTGGCATGCGGTTAATATTGGTTGCCGCGACGGCGTTGGCCGTTGCCGGCTGTGTAACGACAGAAAAGGCAGAATTCACACCATCTGCGGGACAGGAAGCCATCGTGCGAGATGGCAGCCCCGCTCTTGTCTCTAAGAAAGCTTCGTCCATTGTGATGGTGAGGCCGGCCAAGCGGGAGATGGACCCGATGGCGCGGCCCGTCTTCGTGGTTGCCGCCTACAATGCCGGGTCGGCGCCAACTCTTCTTTCGGTATCGAATGTTTCCGTAGAACAAACAAATAATGGCGAGCCGATTGGTTCACTAAAGGTGTTCACCTACGAGGATTTGGTAAAGGAGGAACAAACGCGCCAAGCGGTCGCTATTATATTGACTGGCGTTTCATCTGCGGCAAACACCATCTCAGCCAGCAACGCTGGATATTATAATAGTCAATCAACCATATACACGCCGCGAGGTCCGGCAACGGTCTACACGTCTGGATACAGCCCGGCTGCCGCGTCGATGGCGCGGAACGCTGCCGCATATGAGAACGCCGCAATGACGTCGGCGGTCATTGAGCGCGGTCAGCAAAGCCTCGCCGCGCTTGAAAACCAAGTGCTGAAGGACAACACGGTCATGCCCGGGGAGTGGATCGGGGGCCAGGTCCATTTCGCCAAGCCAACGGCAACGGAATCCGGCAAGCAGTATCGGATAACAGTCGTTATCGGCAGCGATGTGCATCAGATCGATGTCGCCCAAAAGGCGCCTGCAAGCTGAAGGGCAGGCCACCTCGCGGGCGTTCTGAGCTCCCGCGAGGCCGGGTTGCATGTCCCATGGCTGAGATGTTGCATTAACTGCAACTTTGTCATTGACGAGGTGTTGAGTTTAATGCAACCTCCGCCCCAATCCACGCGATTGGGAGCGACGCATGCACCCCGCCCACCATGAATCGGCGCTTGTCGCCTTCTTCCGCCGCCACGGCCTTGTCGCGCCCCACACCGAGGCCGATGGGCTGATCGAGCGCCACGGCCTGGTGCTCGCCATGGGCTTCGCCATGCGCGACGCGCATTTCCGCGCCACCCCGGCGGAAGGCGGCGCCTTCGCCTTCGGCAACCACGTCTTCGCGGTTGATGACTGGATGGCCGCCAGCGGCGACGCCCACTGCTTCGCGCAGATGGTCGCCGAGTGTGCCGACACCCGCCGCCTTGTGGACCGCGCCCCCACCTATGAGGCGCTGGTGGACCGCATGGCGCTGGATATGCGCCGCCTCGATCTCGCCGGCATCCACGTCATGCCGGATACGCTCGCCTGCGAAGGCTACACCAGCGCCGAGATCGCCGAGGCAGCCATCACCGCCGCCCAGCTGGCCGAGGCGATGAAGGTCGCGCAGGCCCGCTATTGGCAGGCCCGGAAAGCCGCCACCGAGGCCGCCCGCGTCTGCGAGGCCGCGTGATGGGCACCGACCCCAAAGGCGCGCCGCTGGTGATGATGGCGCGGGGCCATGTCAACACCGCCATGGCGGAAGGCGTGCGGGCCGAACCCTCCGACCCCGCCTCCGCCGCGTTCTCGATTGGCACCATGATGCTTGGCATCATGGTCGGCAGCGCGGCCGCGACGGCGCAGGACCCCGAAGCCTTCGTGCATGACTGTCTGGAGGTGATCCGTAGCGGCGTAATCGACACGGCGCGCGCCATACAGGCGAGCCATACAGCCCGCCTCAAGACCGAGGGCACGGCATGAGCCTCACCCCCCGCGTCTGGAAGCAGTCCCGCTATGGCCGCGCGCTCGATCTGGTCGAGCCCCGCGCGGATCAGGTGAGCTTTGCCGAGATCGCGGACCAGCTCGCCCTGATCAACCGCTATGTCGGCGCCTCCACCGTCGCCGTCTCGGTCGCCAATCACACGCTCATCGCCTACCGCGCCGCCGAGCGTGCCGGCGCCACCGAGCGGGAGAGGGCGCTGGTGCTGCTGCACGATGCGCATGAGAGCCGCATCGGCGACAAGGCCACCCCGGTTAAGGCGATGGAGTTCGCCGTCGCGCGGGAAATGTTCGGCGCCGCCGCCGAGGACACGCTGCGCCAGGTGATGGCCGAGGTGGAGCGCCGGCACGACGCTGCCATCTATGCCGCCGCCGGCATCGCCCCGCCCAATGAGGCGGAGCATGCCTTCGTCAAGCATTGCGACATCGTCGCCCTCAACACCGAGCGGCGGGATTTCCTCGCCCCCCCGCCCATGCGGTGGGGCGCCGCCATCGAGGCCGTGTTCCCGCTTTCCACCCGCCAGCGCCTTCTGCCGCCAGCCGCTGCCGCCCTCGCGCTGCACGAGCTTTTCATCAGCCATCTGCCCGGCGCCCGCGCGCAAAGCGCCCGCACCGCGCCCGTCAGCCGGAGGTCCGCATGAGCCTCGCCCATGATCGCCAGCGCCTCGCGGCCGACTATGCCGCACGCCGCAAGGCCCACGCGTCTCGCGCCGCCGTCGCCCAGCAGCTGAAGCGCACCACCACGCGCCAACTGCAGGTTCAGCTGGCCGAGGAAGCCCGCGCCGCCGAGCGCGCCAAGAAGGTCGCCCGGGCCGCCATGCAGCCCAGCCTGCTCGCCGATCTCGATCTCTTCATCACCAACCACGGCTGACCGCAGCCGCCTCAGGAGAACCCCATGGCCATTGTCCATGATGGATTGCAGATCGTCGGCATGGTCGACGACGGCGATCTTGCCGCCGAACTGTCGGCCGAAATCCTGCGCGTAAACGCCGCCATCAAGGAGCGCGCCGGCCAGAAGGGCAAGGCCAAGGGCACCGTCACGCTGGTGCTCAACCTTGAACAGGAGGGCGGCATCCTCGCCATCACCGGCGACATCAAGGTGGCGCTGCCGAAGAAGAAGCGCGGCGCCTCCATGTATTGGGTGATGACCGACGGTGCCATCAGCACCGAGCATCCCCAGCAGATGAACATGTTTTCCGGCCCGCGCGGTGTGAACGCGCGCGAGCCCGCCGCCGGCTGAACCCCTCGCAACACAGGAGCGCCCCATGGGCCAGCAAGTCACGTCGATCCCCTCCGGAGCCGAGGGCATTAAAGAACTGGTCGCGCTTGCCCATCAGGCGCGCGGCGTCGAGATCGTCAACCTGATCGCGCCGCCGGGCTTGGAAGGGGTGCCGGAGGCGATCCCGGTCGCCATCCACCATGGCACCACGCCCGCGCTCAACAGCGTGGCCAGCCTGTTCGAGGCCTACCGCGACCATCCCCGCCGCAAGACCGGCACCGCCCGTGCGCTCACCCTCACCAGCTTCATCGACCTGGTGAACCGCCACAAGACGGCGGACAGCGCCGTTTTCGCCGACACCAATTGGGAGAAGCCGGGCTTCCAGGCGGTCATCGACTATCACGGCCTCAACGCCATCGTGGAAGAGCCGTCGTCGCTCGCGGGCGAAACGGCAATCGGCACGCCGGCCAACCTCAAGCACCGCGTGGCCTATGAATTCCCTCTCTCCAATGAGTGGAAGGCGTGGACGCAAGCGCACGGCGAGTGGATGGAGCAGGGCCGCTTCGCTGAATTCATTCGCGATCACCTCGCCGAGCTTGCGGCCCCCTTCGACCCCGAGCGCATCGCGATCGAGCGTGAATTCGAGACCACGGTTGCCTCCCCGGCCGACTTGATCCGCCTCTCGCGCGGCCTGCAGGTCCATGTCGAATCCGCCGTCAAGCAGGCGGTTACGCTCGAAAGCGGCGAAGGCCAGATCAGCTGGGAAGAAACCCACAAGGATCATGACGGCAAGCCGCTCAAGGTTCCCGGCGCCTTCCTTCTCACCGTGGCGCCGTTTTTCGGCGGCGAGCCGGTCCGCATGCCGGTCAGCCTGCGCTACCGCGCCGGCGGCGGAAAGGTGGTGTGGAGCATCCTGCTTTACCGGCCGGACACTTTCGTCACCGAGCGCGTGCGCGACGATCTCAACCGCGTCGCCAAGGAAACGATGCTGCCCACCTTCGAAGGCTCCCCCGAAACCTGATCCCGTTCCTCCCCCCGGTGCCTTTGGCGGGGCGCCGGGACACCTGCCGGGCGGCGCCCTCCTCCGCCGCCCGGCTTTTCCATCCCCATCGCGGCGCGCCCCCAAAGCGCCGCGTCGAGCCGGGCGGTGATCCCGCTCCCCCAGCCCCACCGCCCGGCTCACCTTTTCCCCTCACGCGAGACGCAGATCATGAACATCACCGTCGAGCGCGCCGCCTTCCTCGCCGCGCTCCAGCGCGCCCATCGCGCCGTCGAGCGCCGCAACACCATCCCCATTCTGGCGAACGTGCTTCTGCGGGCGGAAGGCGGGCGCCTCACCCTCATCGCCACCGATCTTGATATCGAGATCGAGGACAGCCTGCCGGCCGAATGCGCTGCCGAGGGCGAAGCCACCCTGCCGGCGCAGACCTTGCTCGACATCGTCCGCAAGCTACCCGAAGGCGTGCAGATCAAGCTGGAAGTGTCCACCGACAACGGCACCGCCACCTTGCGCGCCGGCCGCTCCCGTTTCGCACTCAACTGGCTGCCGGCCTCGGAATTCCCCAGCCTCGGCCGGCTGGAAGACGGCGTGGCGTTCGATATCCCCGGCCACGCGCTGGCCGATGCGCTGGCGCGGGTGAAGTTCGCCATCTCGACGGAAGAGACGCGCTATTACCTCAACGGCATTTACCTGCACCGCGACCCGCAGGTGGCCGATCGCCTGCGCCTGGTGGCGACGGACGGGCACCGCCTCTCGCTCGCCTCTCTCACGGTCGAAGGCTTGCCGGAATTCCCGGGCGTCATCGTGCCCCGCAAGGCGGTTGACGAACTGGAGCGCCTCGCCCAGGCGGCGGACAAGGCGCCGCTGGCGCTGCTTCTGTCCCCGGTCAAGCTCGCCGCCACGCTGGGCAAGGCGCGCTTCACCACCAAGCTCATCGACGGCACGTTCCCCGATTATGGCCGCGTCATTCCGCTGGGCAACGCGCATGTCGCCACCCTGCAGGCCGAGGAACTGCTGTCCGCCGTCGATCGCGTCGGCACCGTAGCCAGCGAGCGGGGCAGGGCGGTCAAGTTCACCTTCGGCGCCGGCAAGCTGGTGCTGGATGTCATCAACGCCGAAGGCGGGGGCTCCGCGTCCGAAGAGGTCGATATCGCCTATGCGGCCGACGACATCATCATCGGCTTCAACGGCAAATACGTCGTCGATCTGCTGAACGCCACGGCCAAAACCGGCCCCATCGAGATCGCGCTCGCCGATCCCGGCTCCCCCACCATCCTCCGCCGCCCCGAAGCCAGCGACGCGCTCTGCGTCCTCATGCCGATGAGGGTTTCATGAGCGACAACCCCGCCCGCCCCATCACCCGCGTGCTGCTCGGCTTCCTCGCGCTCTGCCTGGTGGCGCTCGATCTCCAGCACACCGCCCTCATCCCGCGCGCGCTGGCCGCTTTGTTCGGAGGTGCCTCATGAGCAAGAACAGCCGCCGTCACCGCCGCGCCTATGTCGCCGGCGCCCGCGACGGAATCGCCCGCCTGCGCGGTGCCATCGCCCCGCTGCTCACGGCCGAAGCCCGGCCGGCGCTCGACAGGCTCGCCGCCACCATCACCGCCGAATTCCCCATGCCGCCCGTCTGGCGCCACCCCAACACAAAGGTGCCGGCACGCGGGGAAGAGGAGGGCACTTCCCATGGCTGATCACACCGGCATCGAATGGGCGGATTCGACATGGAATCCCATCGTCGGGTGCAGCATCGTCTCGCCCGGCTGCACCAACTGCTACGCCATGAAGCAGGCCGCGCGGATCGAGGCCATGCAGCCCGGCACGCACTATGCCGGCACGACGCAGAAAACCAAGTCCGGCGCAGTCTGGTCGGGCAAGCTCGCCCTGGCGCCCGATCACATCCTCACCCAGCCCCTGCGCTGGAGCCGCCCACGCCGCATCTTCGTCAATTCCATGAGCGACCTGTTCCACGAAGATGCGCCTGACGCGTGGATCGACCAGGTGTTCGCTGTCATGGCGATGGCCCCGCAGCACACCTTCATGGTGCTCACCAAGCGCTCGGCACGGATGCGGGCATATGTCTCCGAGGTCCGGGAGACATGGTGCAGCCGCGGCCCGCCCATGCCGGGGGCGGAGCGGATACAGGAAGCCGCTGCCGCGCTTACGGGCGAGGATTGGCGGCCAGAAACGCCCGGCGAATGGCCCCTCCCGAACGTCTGGCTCGGCGTCTCCACCGAGGATCAGCGCCGCGCCGACGAGCGCGTGCCGGATCTGCTCGCCACCCCCGCCGCTGTCCGCTTCATCAGCGCCGAGCCTCTGCTGGGGCCGGTCAATCTGTTCTCGCTGAATGAGCGACGCGGCGACCGTGGCACGATCACCGATTGGCACGATTCCCTGCGCGGCCTGCGCTTCGGCCCGTCCGAGGAAACCGCCAAGCTCGATCTCGTCATATCAGGCGGCGAAAGCGGCCCCAAGGCGCGCCCCATGCACCCGGATTGGGCGCGCTCCCTGCGCGACCAGTGCGCAGCCGCCGGCACCGCGTTTTTCTTCAAGCAGTGGGGCGAGTGGGAAGCGGCGGTAGATCGCGAGCGCAACGATCCCGATTGGCGCCTTGATTACAGCTTCAAGTTCGCCGATCGCGCCCCTCACACATGGCTCAATCTCGCCGGCGGCACGGGTTTCCACGGCGAGCGCTTCCACGTCATGCGCCGAGTCGGCAAGCGTGCCGCCGGCCGCCTGCTCGACGGCGTCATGCACAACGACATGCCGGAGGCGCGGCTATGAGCGGCCTTAGCTTCACGGCAATCTACCTCGTCACCTGGGCGGTCTGGTCCCCGGCATCCTTCGTCCGCCACCTTGCCGAGATTGCTGACGCCTTCGAGGCCAAGCGCGCCAAGCTCCGCGACGGGCGGGAGACGGCGCCATGAAACCGGTCACGATTCCTGTCCCGCTCTCGCGGGAACAGCTCGACATCATGACGATGGCGCTCTGGCATTGGGAGGGCAGCCTTCGCACGTGGCGCCTGGATGCCAAGAAGGCCGGTGACAGCAAGGGGCAGGCGAGCCTTGAGCGCGACATCGCCAGGGTGAAGCGCCTCAAGGAACGCATGTTCCGAGTGAAGCCGCGCTTGAAACAAGAGCCGCCCCCGCCGCCGCCCCCATCCCCGCGCGTCGAAGCTCTCGCCCTTATCGATGAGGCGCGCAGCGCCCGCACCGCACTCGAATCGGAGGACCCCTTCTAATGGCCGGCAGCGTCAACAAGGCAATCCTGATCGGCCATCTCGGTCGCGATCCGGAAATCCGCACCTTCCAGAATGGCGGGCGCATCGCCTCGCTGCGCCTCGCCACCTCGGAAACCTGGCGCGACAAGGATACGGGCGAGCGCAAGGAGCGCACCCAGTGGCACAGCGTCGTCATCTTCAACGAGCCCTTGATCAAGGTCGCCGAGCAGTGTCTGCGCAAGGGCAGCAAGGTCTATGTCGAGGGGCAGATAGAGACGCGCAAGCACGTCAACGAGGCGGGCGTGGAACGCTATTTCACCGAGGTGGTGCTGCGCCCCTTCCGGGGCGAAATCACCCTGCTCGATCGCCAGGACACCGGCTCCCGAGGCTCGCCGGACGATTACACCCGCACCGACCCGCCGCGCGAAACCGCCGGCGCCACCCGAAGCTTCGGCGACACGGGCGGCTCGGCGGATATGGACGACGAGATTCCGTTCTAGGAGAGGGTAGCATGGCGAAGCCTATCCCCGTCTCAGTGCTGGTCGAGCGCTACGGCTTTACGTCACGGCACTGGACGCGGCTCGCCGCCATGGGCAAGGTACCCGGCGCCCGGCAGCCTTTCGGGCCGCACGGCCGCTGGGTGTTCGATCCCGATGTCGTCGCCCGCTGGTGGGATGCGCAGCGCAGGCAGGTGAGCGAATGGCCAACATATACAGGCGCGGCGAAATCTGGTGGGGCCGGGCGCAAAAGGGCGGGGAAGAGTTTCGGCGCTCCCTCGAAACTCGATCTGAAAGCGTCGCTCGCGATCGCCTTAGGACATGGCTCGACGAACTAGACGGCGAGAAGTGGGGCAAGCGCCCCAAGATCACCGTCGACACCGCCTGCAACCTGTTCCTGCGCGAACACGGGCCAACCCTGCGCCCCGGCTCGGTCAAGCGCTATTACTCGTCTATCAAATGGCTCACCGAGCAGATGGGCGAAAAGCTGCTCACGGCCATCGGCACCGCCGAGTTGCGCGAGTTTGAAACCTGGCGCCGCACCCGGGGCGCCTCGGCACCCACCGTGCGCCGCGATCTCGCCTGCCTGTCTTCCATCTATGGCTTCGCCATCGAGAAAGAGTGGGTGGAGGTCAACCCCGTCTCGGCGTTCCTGCGCGCGCGCAAGAAGCGCGGCCTGAAGGAAAGCCCGCCCCGCACCCGCTATCTATCCAAGGTGGAGGAAGCCCGCCTGCTGGAAGGCGCCATTCCGCGCGTGCGCGCCGCCATCATCGTCGCCATCAATTCCGGCCTGCGCTCGGAAGAGCAATGGGGCCTGACATGGGACCGCGTCGACCTGGCGCGCAAGCAGGTGGTGATTCCGAAAGAGATCGCGAAGGGCAAGCGCGACCGCGTCGTGATCCTGCTCGATCCGGCGGTCGAGGTGCTGAAAAGCATGCCCCGGCACATCCGCTCGCCCTATGTGTTTTTCCACGGCGGCCCGAAGGCAATAGGCCCGACCGAACCGCGGCGCATCTCGCGGGTAGAGAAGGACGGCAGCCGGTTCAATCACATGCTGCGCGGCCTCAAGATGGCCGCCGAGCGGGCCGGCGTCTCCGATCTCATCTGGCATGATCTGCGCCGCACCCATGGCTGCCGCCTGCTTCAGGATCACGGCTTCACCATCGCCATGGTGCGCGACCAGCTCGGCCATGCCAGCGTGGTGCAGACCGAAAAGGCCTATGCCTTCCTCGAAGTCGAAACGCGTCGCTCGGCAGTCGGCCGCACAAATCCCGGCACAGAGCCGCCGGCACAGCCCGCGCAGGCTCAACCCGTTGTAAAACCTCAACAAGGTCGACGGTCTAAAAAAGGGGCGGTCGCAGGTTCGTAA